CTTTTTTCTTTCTAGTACAATCTCAGTATTATCAACTTTAAAATATCCATATGCAGTTGGTCTTTCAGCATGACCTACATCAACAACAAATTCACCAGTGCCAGAAATATCGGTTGTATCAACAACAGTTAAGGTTTTAATAGTATCTCCTTCTTTTTTCACTACGTCATTATCAACAGTATCCTTCAACCCAATTAAATCAAAAGAGTCTGTTCCTTTGGTAACAGTTATAGTTGTTGGTGTGAATTCAATTTTAGTTTTAGTGCTACTGTTAGCACTTTGAATGTATATGGAATTACCATTATTTACGATCTTGCTAGTTACACCACTTACTTGTTTCTCTTTCGTATTTTCCAATACTTCAAGTCTCTCCACCAAAGTGGAATAACTATCGTCATCCACTATCAAATAAAAGGCATTTGGTACAAGTTGGTTATTAGCTTTTAACTCATCATACTGTGCTTGTGTAACCTTTTGAAACTCTGTTCTTGTTATGTAGTTTTCTGGTGTTGAAAATGTCTCTATCCATTCTTCTAAAGTTCCACTAAATAGTTCTTTCTCAACGGCCAAATCATATGCTGTTTTACCATCATCGCCTTTAACCATCATAACTTTAATGTTTACTTCTTTATCGAAATTCAATTTAACTTTAGCCATTTGAAGTCACCTCATATTCAATCGTTAATATTCCTTTTGCAACTGTGTATGTATCACCATTCTTAGTAATCTCTATATCATAGTAATATTTACCTATTTCTAATTCTTCAGTTTCACTTGGCGCTACTCTTATCCTATATTTATTTTCACCTGCTGGTGTTATCCCTCTTTGGAGTGTTTTTTGGATGAGGATTGTATCATCATCAAAGTTTTTCTTAACAGTGAAAAAAATGGAATCAGGTGCAGAACCTAACTCCAAGATTTCTATACCAAAAGCAAGTGTATCGCCTTTAGTCATTTCAATATTTAATTCATTATCTATTGCTCGCATTATAACCACCTGCTTTTATTTTCAATTTCAATTTTTGTTACATTACCTGTAACTGTTACTTCGTTCTTTCCAACATCTAAATATAAATCTTCAAAACTACCAAAACTAACTCTATTCATTAGTACTCCACTAACTGGCTCGTATACTTCCATTTTCTCTGTATCAATTGCCACACAGCCTTCCAAATTTTCGATTCTAAAGGGGTTTTTATTACCAATCGATAAACTAATCGTATTCGCGCCATAAAGCCAAAATATGGGCTTTGAGAAGGTGTTACCGTTGTTTCTTATTGTTACTTTGTTTTGTATATTTTTGAAGGTCTGTTTTCCTTCTACATTACTATACTTAAATGGTTCAACATGAAGAGTTACTTTTGCTTTTTTTAGAGTTATAAGTTTTTCGTAGTTTATTGGTGTTAAGAGTTTATATTTGTAGTATTTATCTTGTTCGTTTGAGAACGTAACCGTTCCTTCTTCTTTGAAAAACTCAGATATTTCATCGACATCGTAATCTCTCACTAATCCAATATCGAAACTCTTATCGTAGCTTTGATAACCTAACTTTTCAATTAGATCACCATCTACTCCATCTATTTCAGTTTTCTTATATCTTATTCCTGGCTTTGTAATTGGTGGTAAGTTCAATATCATTAGTCCATTAACTTGGTGCGAGTTTTTTCCATTTATTATTATGTAGTTCATGACATCCCTCCTAAGTGTAAATAGCCTTTGAAACTGTATCTCTTACGAATCTACCAGCTACTTCATCATCAAGTTCTATCTTCATTTCACCAAGTGCTTCTTTAAATGCATCTACTAATTTATCATAATCAAATGCTCCAGCAGATATACCATCATAGCTAACATTGACATCACTCATAGCGCCTTTTAACTCAGAAGCTACACTTCTAGCTTCATCAATTAACATTGGTGAACTTTGCTCTAGTCCTTTTTTCATACCACTAATCATATCTGGCATCCAAGTTTCATAATCACGTAATGGTCCTTCATCTGGTCTTGAAAAGTGAAAAATACTTTTAATCTTATCACCAATCCAAGAGAATGCACCTTTTACTTTCTCACCAACACTCTTAATACCGTTAACAAATCCACCGACCATATCTTTACCCCAACTAAACATTTTTGATGGGATATCTTTAATTCCACCTTTTAATGCTTCCCAGATATTTCCACCAATATTGAATAATGATCCAACAGCACTTAAGATACCATCAATTAAAGAGCTTATAATCTTTGGTCCCTGTGCTACTATTTTTGGTAGGCTTTGTATGATTGCTTTTATGATGGCAACGATAATCTCTGGTATTGCTTCTATTAAAACTGGTATAGCATTCATAATACCTTCAATTAAGGCATCGATTAAATTCAAACCACTCTCAATTATCTTTGGTAGATTTTCTAAAATAATCTTCACTATCTCAACTACTATGCTTACTACTGCTGGAATTAACTCAGGTAATGCCTCAGCCAAACCATCAGCTAGTGTAATAATTACTTGAAGTGCTACTTCAGCAAACTCCGGTAAAGCAGCTAATAGTTGTTCTATTAGTGATTCAATGATGTTTAATAAAGTAGTTGTTAATTCTGGTAGTGAATTAACTAATGTTGTTAATACCACCATTATGATTGATTCTACCGATTTAAGAATTTTGTCGCTGTTCTTTAATATAGAACTTGCTAGTTGTGTAATTATTGAACCTATAGTTTCGATTAAAACTGGAACATAATCCATCAAAACATCAAGTATCTCAGGCAATACATCATTTACAACATCTGCTATTTTACTGATATCACCATTTGCATTTTGAATTCCTTTACTTAATTTTCCCATCGCAGAAACAGCTGCACCAGATAATTTAGTCAACATAGGTAATAAAAAAGTACCAAATGCGTTTTTAGCTGCAATGGTACTATTATGTAATTTCTGTAATTGATCGTCATAGGCACCATAAGCCTCCAACGTTTCGTTAGATAAAACATATCCGACATCTCTAGCTTCTTGAGCTAGTTCATTCATCTTTTCGCTTCCTGCTTTGATTAAAGGATTTAAATCTTGAGCTGAACGACCAAGAATAGTCATAGCTACTGCATCACGTTCAGTTTCATTTTCCATTTTACCAAGAGTCTCTATAACCTCCCAGTAAACTTCATCACTGCTTCTTAGCTCACCATTTGTATCCAGAACACTTACACCAATCTTGTCATAGGCTTCCGCCATGCTTGAACTTCCGCTTTGCACTGACTTCATTGACTTTATTTGCTTTGCCATACTGCCAGTTAGTGTATCTACTGAAACATCCACTAACTCTGCAGCGTACATATATTCTTGCAATTTATCAGTGGCGATACCTGTTTGTTGTGAAGTAGTTATTACTTCATCAGAATAAGCTGCACCTTCACGTGTTGCAGATATTAAAGCCTTACCGACTTTAACTACAGCTGCTGTAACGGCTGCAAATGCTGATACTAAAGTTGCTGCTACAGCTTTACCAACTGAACCAAACTTGTTAGTTTTACTACCAGCATCTTCTGCATTTTCAGCTGCTTCTTTGATTTCATTTCCAAAATTATCAACACTTTTAGTACCTTCATCAAACTCCTTTGAAGCATCATCAAGTGCTTTTTTATTTTTGTTTAACTCTTTATCTAAATTGTTTAATTCTGCCTCAGCTTCATTTAGTTTTATTTTCCAAGCAACAGTTCTTTTATCATTCTCACCAAATGATGTAGATGCATTGTTTAATGCTTTCTTTAAAGTTTCAATTTTATTTTTCTGTTCTTCGATACTTTTATCTAGAACTTTATTTCTTGCTGTTAATGCTTCTACACTGTTGTCGTTCTTATCAAATTGGCTCTCCACCAACTTCATCTCAGAACCTAGAACTTTGAATGATTGATTAATATCTGATAAAGCTTTCTTAAATTCTTTCTCACCTTCAAGTCCTATTTTCAAACCAAAGTTCTCAGCCATATTAACCACCATCCTTTCTTAAGTGCAAAAGAAAAAGGACCTAAGTCCTATTCCCATTCATCGTTTAATAAAATATAACTACCATTACCACTCGAAGGATAAACCTTACAAATTCCAGCCCATTCCATAATAGCTGTATAGTAATTTGAACGTCTAGTTATTGTAGATCCTATAACTTTATGGTGAAAATTATAAGCTACTATTCCTTCAATTGAATCAAGTGGTAACTTATCACTTCCTAATTTAGCTCCAGCTTGAACATATCTTTCACCACGATATAGCTTACCACCATGTTCTCGTGCTGATTCAACAATCACGTCAAATGCACGCCAGAAACATAACAAAGTAGGTTTTTCAATACCGTTTATAAAAACTCTAACGCCATTAATATTCGTTTTTATATCGAAACTACCACCGTTTAATTGATAGCATGTTGCACTTTCACCACATTCTTCAAGTTTCTTTTTAATCGCTTCACTAGCTGTCATTTGAGATATCCTCCTTGTGTACTATATTATACACCATCAGGAATAATATCATCAATAAACGTTTCTATTTTGACTTTTCGTATACCTTTTTCTTGTAAATAACACTCCCATAGATCTAACAACAATCCAAATGACATACACCAGAACTCATCAACACTAACGTGTAAATGAGACAATCCAAAATATAATAAACGAGTAAACAACTCTTCGTCATCTACTCGCTCACTACGTTTTTTCCTGTATCCTCACTCTTAATGTATCTTTGACTGCCTTTTATAATTGCTTCACTAATTGCATCTTTAAAATCAGCAATATCATATGGAGTAGTTAATACTTCCAATTCTTCCTGCGTTAAAAGATCCATTTTATTATTTGGATTCTTTAAGTTGTGAATAAGAATTGGTTGATTTGCTAAAAGCACTACTAACCATAAAACATCATCTAATGCTTTTTCATAATCATCGTTGATTAAGTTATCACCTAATTTTGAAATACCGCCATACTTCTTGGCGATTTCTTTAGTTGCTTTTGTTGTTAAAAGTAACTCGTACTCTTTATCACCAATTTTAATTTTACTTGATCTATCTTCCATAGCAACTCCTAGTATGTTGGTTCATAAACTGCTGTATACCATGCAGAAATAACACTTGTATTATTTGTATCTTCCACAACTTCAGCCTTCCATGGATGCTTACCAGCGGTATCAGCTTTTCTTCTATTTAAAATAGTACCTTCAATTGTTGGTGTTGAGAATGAAATAGAATCGCCTTTAGTTTGTAAGTTAGTAGCTGGTACACCAAATAAAACTCTGTATAACCAGAAGTATTTATATTTACCATTAGCTTTTCTAGCTCTAAATCCAATCGCTACGTAGTTACTCATATCTTCACCTGCGTTAACTAATACACCGTTAGTATCAACTCTAGCACCAACTAATGCAGCTGCTTTATCACTACCTAAGTCATCGATATTTAAAGAGATTGTACCACTCTTAAATTCTTTAACAGCCTCTGCTCGACCATCATCAGCATACAAACTTGCTTCATTTAATTCGATACTTAAATCAGCAGTTATAGCCTTTGCTAATTGTACTGGAGTTCCGTATGTTTCATCACCATTATTACCTTCAGTAATAGGTGCATAATATAATTTATCTAAACCTATTGTTGCCATTTAAATTTCCTCCTTTGCAACTTCATAACTTTTAGCCACATCAATCGTATAGTGATGATAGCCTGTATTTTCTTCAAAACCGTTATATCTACGTTCTGTTATAGTAAATTCATTTATAAATAATCTTGCTAAAATTTGCGTTTTTAGGCGCATATAATTTGTTTTCGAGTAAATGCTTATCCTAACCTCTTCTGTGTCCTGTATGGGCAAATTATCGGCATGTAGTGGGTATTCATCAGCTAATGGAACTAGAACCAAGTATTGATCTGGAGCATCACCAGAAAATAGACCAGTTTCAATAGGAACACCAATGGGTGTTAATGCAGTTATTAACTCTTCTAAAATCATAATTTATCAAGCTCCTTTTCTAATACTTCCTTCATTTTGTTTATTGCTGTTTTCTTAACTTTGATGGTTGCTGGTTTTAAAAATGGTTTAGCAGGTTGACCAGATTTACCATACTCTATGATGTTTGCTATCATAGCATTGCTTTTTCCATCACTCCTGCTTTCATCAAAACCAACTTTAACATTATAATCTCCATTCTTATCAACCTTCATAGGACTCACACCTAGTGACTTTACTAACTCACCAGTACTTCTGGATTCGTACTTTGTACCTTTTCCTATTACATCCTTAAGGTTGTTTTTTGTTTGTTTTAGGATTATATCTGCACCTTCAGTTAAGCATTCTTTTGCAATATCATCCATCCTATCTCCAACCCTACTTAACTTCTTTAAAAGTTCCTCAGGTAACTTTGCACTACACTTGGCCATTTGATGGCACCACCTTTTTAGCTAGGACTTCGATATACATTCCTCTTCCTTTAACATTCTCAGCTGAGAGAATATTATAATATTCGTTATCGTAATATATGTAGTGGTTGGTGGTTACTTTAAGATTTGGAATCCTCCTAAATTGAAATAGGTTTGTTGCTTCGCTGAATGTCGATAAATTGGCCCAGAATTCGCTTGCATGTCTTTCTTCAACAAATACTCGAATGTTTGCTAAAACCTCGAAATAATCGAAATTAAAGCCCTCTGTGTCCCTTCCTCGTTGTTTCCTTACAATCGAAGCAAACTTAGTCATTTGTCCTAACATTTATTACACCAACCAATCTTTATCCATAGTTAATAAATTTCTTACTGCGTTCCACACCTGTTCACTAGCACTAGTTTTATCAGCAAAGAAGCCACCAGTTGAACCATCACGTGACTCATAAAAATAGCTTGCAAGCATAATCACTGCTTGTTTGGTAGCTTCACTCATAGGAATGTTGTCGTAAAAATCATACGGCTTATGCTGATATCCTGTTGCATAAGATAAGGCAGAGGCTAAGTAAGACTCTAGTAATGAGTCATCTTCATCATGCTCAATTATTAAGTTTTTCTTTAATAAATCTAGTAATTCCTCAACCACTGCCTATACCTTCCTTCTAGTTATTAGATGCTGTTTTTTGAACTAATACTTTTACTGCTTCTGGTAAGATTAATCTACCATCTACTCTCTGAGTAGCAACGAATCCAGTTTGATCGTATTCAGCGTATAATTCATTTAATTTCTTTAATGTTCTGCCTTGTCTATCAGCAATCCAATAATAAGATAAATCACCAAATAAGATAGTCTTATTACCTGATGCGATAGTTGGCATATATGCAGATGTATAAACAGGTCTACCTAAAATAGTATCAGGTGAGCCTGCTGTTAATGCTGGTTGCCATAAATAGTTGTCGTTTCTATCTTTTAATTTTCTGATAGCCTTAACTGTTGAATCATTTAATACCCATACAGCACGTTTACGATATGGAGCTTTTAATGAATAGAATAAGTCGATTAATTCATCGGCTGTGATTGCTGTTGCTGAAGCTGCTGTAACACCAACTTGAGCACCTAATGTTGCATGTAATACACCAGTAGGCTTACCAGTACCATCACCAGTGAAGAATGCTTCTTCCTCTTTAGCACCAATTCTACGAGCGAATTCTTTGGCGATATATGAATCTAAGTTAAATACAGAGTCAGATAATAATTCGTTAGAAACTTTAATTCTTGTACCAAGTTTATAAGCACCAATTGATACTTGAGTGAATGCATCATCAGAATCAGGAATTAATCCTTCTTCATCAACCCATGAAGCAGTACCTTTTGAAGCAACAACTGGAATCTTACGATCACCACTTGAAGTGTTGATAACATGAGCTAACTTACGGAAGATGTTTTCTTCTTCCAAACCCTCAACTAATGTACGTTCAAATTCATCTGGTACTAAATAGCCACCTTCACTATCAGTACCAATTTGTAATGCATCCATCACATCTGGTCGTACTGTTTTCTTTTTCATGGCATCCCAGAATGCTTTGTTGTATGTTTTAGTTGCTCTTCCTTGTTTTTCATCTTCGTTTTTCATTGGATGATTAACAATTGGAGTATTAACTGGTTTTGATAATTCAGCTTCAATATTCATTACTCTTTCTTGTCGTTTGATTTCATTTGACATCGCTTCTAATTGAGCTTCCATTTCAGCATACTTAGCATCATCTTCGGCACTTAATACACCTTTTTCATTTCTTTGAGTTTCTAAAAACGACTTCATTGCGTTCCATAACTCTCCTCTTTTTTGTAATAATTCATTAATGTTCATTATCAATATCTCTCCTTCATTAATTTTTCTAATAATTGAGTCACGTTCCGTCCTTCAACTGGACCATTTATTTTGTTAACGAGCTTTTTGTTAAACTCCTTAGCACTAAATAAAAAGGCATCATCAGATACCTTCACACCTTCGATATATCCATCTGCAAACCCTAGTTCGATAGCTTTCTTAGCATTCATCCAAGTTTCATCTTCCATCAACTTTCCTATTTTGCTTCTAGACATACCTGTCTTTATTTCATAAGCATTTATAATGCTTTCTTTTACTTCTTCTAAAATATCAATGGCTTTATTCATATCGTTATGATCACCATAAGCCATCATTGAAGGATTATGAATCATAAGCATTGCTGTAGGAGCCATTAAAACAGTATCACCTGCCATTGCAATTACTGATGCAGCACTAGCAGCAAGTGAATCAATCTTCACTGTTACTTTGTTTTTGTATTCCATTAACATGTTGTAAATTGAACTAGCAGCCATACAATCTCCACCAGGACTATTGATATAAACAGTAATAGGACCAACACCTGCCATTAGTTCAGACTTAAACATTGCAGGAGTCACATCATCATCGAACCATGATTCATCAGCGATTGTTCCGTTAAGTTCAAGTATTCTTTCTTCTTGTTCGGTTGCTTCGTTCACCACTTTGAAGTTCCAAAACTTCGTCATTTTTTTCATCCCCACTTTCATATTGTTTTCCAGCCTTACTTATAGGCATCATTGACCCATTTACTAGATATGAGTCCCCACCTTCTTCAGCTGGTATTTTATCTAAATCTTCTAGTTCTCGTATGTCGTTTGCACTCATCCAACCATTTTGTCTAGCAGTTGCGTATCCTTGCATTCTACTTTGATAATCACCACGTAACAAACCTTCACAATTAAACTTAAAGAAATATGTACCTTTTTCTTTTTCATTTAGTAAAGCTCGGTTCATTGCTTGTTCCCATCGAATAAGCCACGGATCTAAAGTATATTTAACGAACTCTAATGATTGTTGTTCTATGTTAGAAAAACTAGATTTATCTAAATCACCAACCATATGTGGTGGAACTCTAAAGATACGTGCTATTTCATCAATTTGAAATTTTCTAGTTTCTAAGAACTGTGCTTGTTCTGGTGTAATTGAGATAGGAGTGTATTTCATACCTTCTTCTAAGACAGCTACTTTACCACTATTACCAGAACCACCAAATGTAGCATTCCAAGTTTCACGTAGTCTTTTTGGATCTTTGATTGTTCCAGGGTGCTCTAAAACACCAGAAGGTGTAGCACCATTAGCAAACATCTTCGAGCCAAACTCCTCAGCTGCTATAGCCAAACCTATCGCATTTTTAGCCATTGCAATTGGTGAGTAGCCAACTAATCCATCAAAACCTAATCCTGGAATATGGAGTACATCTTCTTTTCTCAAATACACATAGCCAGCATCTTTTGGCTTTCCTTCTTCTTGAGATTTATTGTATTGGTAGTAAATAACACCATTAACATCTCTATCGACTACCATTTTATTTGGCATCAATGGATATAAAGCAATAATCTCACCTTTACCATTTCTGATAATTTGAGCGTAAGCATTACCCCATAAAAGTAAATGCGTCATTAAAGTTTCTCTAAAAATAAAAGATGACATTTCAGGATTTGGTTCATCATGAAGTAATCGGTAAAGATTAGAGTCTATTGCCTTTTCTTTTGAACCATCATCTTTATAACGATAAAAATGTAGTGGAAGGCTTGCTACAGCTTCAGATAAAATACGAACGCAAGAATAAACAGCAGTCATTTGCATTGCACTTCGTTCATTTACATTCTTACCAGCAGATGACACACCATTATAAAAAGCAAACGATGATCCTACTGTTGAATTTTCTACTTTCTTTTTTCTAAATAAGCCCAATTGGACCACCTCCTAAATAACAAAAAGACCACGCTCATCATAAACTGATGTCTTTGGTCCTTCATTTCTTATTGCTCTATCAAGTGCCATAACAGTTGCTACAGCACCATCTATCTTTTCAGTTGATTTAGATTTATCCATTTTAATATTTCCTGCTGGATCGGTTTTAACACACACATTATCAAACATCCAATTTAATACTGGATTGTTATTGTGTAGTAGTTTTTGTGCTAACACCATGTTGTATAGTTCTTTAGTTGGAGAGCTCATTGAAGCAAAACCCTGACCAAAAGGAACCATAGTAAAACCAGCATCTTCTAATTCTTGTGTTAGCATCGTAGCGTTCCATCTATCGTATGCTATTTCTTTTATGTTATATTTTTCACTAAGCTCTTTGAGCTTTTCTTCAATATATCGATAATCGATAACATTACCTTCAGTTGCAGACAAGAAACCCTGCCTATTCCAAATCTCATATGGTACATGGTCTTTGGCTACACGCTTTTCCATGTTTTCTTCTGGTATCCAAAAGTACGCTAATATTTTGTATGGTTCATCTTCCTCAATTGGAGGAAATACTAAAACTAAGGCAGTAATGTCGCCTGTACTTGATAAGTCTAAACCACCATAACAAACTCTACCTTCTAAACTTTCTTCAGTATAATCACTTTTACAAGCATTCCATTTATCCATTGGCATCCACCTTACAGTTTGTTTAACCCATTGATTTAATCTTAGTTGTCTGAACGTATTTTCTTCTGCTGGGTTTTCTTTAGCAGATTGGCACGCATCTTCAACTTTATCAATCGTTATTGTTTCACCAAGCGAGGGATTAGCTTTCATCCATACTTTTGGATCAGTCCAATCATCATCCATCTTAGCTCCATATATTACAGGATAAAACGTATGGTCGATTTTTCTTCCTTCAATGATATCTTCTGCTTTTTTATGTAGTTCATAACAAATTGAATGAACATCAGTACCAGCAGTTGTGATTAAGAAATAAAGTGGTTGAGTTCTAGCATCACCAGAACCTTTAGTTAAAACATCATAGAGTTTTCTATCTGGTTGAATGTGCATTTCATCCATTACAACACCATGTATATTAAAACCATGTTTAGAGTAGGCCTCTGCTGATAATACCTGATAAAAGCTGTTTGTTGGTGTATATATTATTCGCTTATTAGCTTTTAGTATTTTGCATCTTTTATTAAGTGCTGGAGTCATTGAAACCATATCGGCTGCAACATCAAATACAATTGATGCTTGTTGTCTATCTGCAGCAGCTCCATATATTTCAGCTCTTTCCTCACCATCAGCACACAAAAGAAAAAGAGCGACTGCAGCAGCAAGTTCACTCTTACCATTCTTTTTAGGTATTTCAATATAAGCTGTGTTAAATTGCCTATACCCATTTTTCTTAACTGTACCAAATATATCTCTTATTATTTGTTCTTGCCATGCTAGTAATTTGAACTTCATACCTGCCCATCTACCTTTTGTATGGCATAAACATTCAATAAAGGCTACAGCAATATCAGCTTTCTCTTTATCATAGTGGGAAGTTTTAAGTTTGAATTTAGTAGGTTTATATTTTTTAACAGCCAATAACAACCACCTCCTTCACAACTAAAAAAGGCTCCTGATTTGGAACCTTTACTTATCTTCTTTCTGTGGTATCTTTTTAATCATTTCTTCAATCTCAGTTTTATCCATTCCGATTGATTCTAATGCTTGCCTTATTCCACATTCTGGACATATCGGTGTTGCATTATCAACTCTTGAAATGGCTGGATGTGAAGTGTAAGTCTTGCCACATAATGGACATACCCTTTCCACTACTTAACCCTCCTTATCGCATTGTGTACTGCCTCTACTAAATACTTAACATTAAATTTAAAATCCCTATAACCTTTCAAAACAGTCTCAACATAACTAGGTCTAGGAATACCTAACAAACGTTCTTCATGCATTATATAAATTAATGCCTTATCATGAACCCATAGTCCACGCTTTTCTCTAAAAGTGATAGGTATTTCTTCTTTGTAATAAAAGTCTGGATAACCTTCATATCTGTCTAAGGAACGTTCACACTCATCATCAATTAGCCAAATACCAACAGGTACTTCTTTACCTTTTTTGTATTCAATCGTTAAGTAAGAACCAGTTTTACTTCCTTTAAATAACAACTCATAATCCTTTATTATCGCAGTTCCAACAGGTCTTGCTGTAGGACATCGCCATTTCATTTGTTCTAGATTAAGGTTTGAACCATAAGCAATGTAGTACTTCATCCTAAGCACCTCCTAGCATGGTCTAACGCCAGAACGGAAGCTGGCGTCACCATTTAAGTTTCTAGTTAGGACTTCTCTTGCTGTTTTGAATTCTTCACCAATGAATCCTAATCTTAATAACCAAGTTCTCATTGCGTATTTTGGATTCTCATTTTGTTGAGGTTTTCTTGATGCGCTTCTTGATTCTTTGGCTAGTTCGCTTAAGGCTAAGCATAATTGAATGTAGCTTTTTAATTCACCTGCATGTAGTCCGTTTTGCTTGCCATCTTTAGGTTCGTTGAATTGGAATAATCTAAATTCAATTGTTCCTTTTGTGAAGGTAGCATGGAAGTTTAACATATGGTATCTTGAGTCGTTGTAATGGTTAGTTCTTCCATAATTGCAATCTTGACTTCTGTACCAAATGTCTGCGAATGTGCTCATTGTTTGAGGTTTTTTTCTGTTAACCATGTTTAAGAATACTGGGTCTACTGTTTTGCAGAATCGGTTAATTCTGTAACGGTCAATTCCTAAGGCATCAATCAATAAATTTTCATGGCTTGCCATAATGTTTGTTAAGTTTCTCATTGTCTTTGGTGTATGGCCGTTTGCACCAATGTGAACGTGAACTCCACATCCTCTTGAAGGGTCTGATTTTGCTCCAGCCTTTCTTAAGATTCTAATGATTTCTTGTAAATCTTCGATATCGTCATATTTAAGGATTGGAGTTACCATTTCACATTTTTCATCTTCTGGTCCGTTAATTGAGCAGTCTCTTTGAAACTTCCAAATTCTGCCTTTTGTATCTCTGCAGGCCCAAGTAAAGTATCCATACTCGATATGTGCATCGTATGCTCTTGAACCAAAATGTTCTGCAATTAAGCTTGCTGCTTTCTTTCTTGTGATGTTGTTCATTTCGACTTCAACACCGATTGTTTGTTGTTTCATATTGTTTATTAATTGTTCTGTGTTTTTCATAGTGTGTTCTCCTTTTGTCGTGTATATATTCGCTCTAAAACACACATATATCAACAGTATTAGACATTGTGTAACTGTTACACAATTAATATCAAAGATATTAAACTATGCAAATAGTGCATCAATTTCGCTATTTGTAATAGCTGTCATAGCACCTTGTTTTGCCATGATTTGAGGCAAAGTGATACTACCATTTTCATCTTTTAAAGTGATAGTTTTGCCTTGACCGTTGGCTTCAATTAGCATTCCTTCTTGCGCATCAATATAAATTTCGTTTGCTGATAATCTGTTCTTACTTTGATAAATTTGAGTTGAAAAACCATTTTTATCTAACTTACCACTAATAACAACATTTACTTTTTTACTAGATGGGGTTAGATCTACTCCATCGACTTGTACACCTTCGATTACGTTAACTTGAGCACCACTTTCAATTCCTGATAACTTATTCTTTTCAGTTGTAGTGTAGTCATTTGTACTTAGACCTTTTCCTGTTACTTTGTCAACTTTCTTTGCTAACTCTGTATAAGCACCACCAGTTGTAAATTTAGTAGTACCACCTGATACTGGTGTAGCACTATCTCCTGTATTCACAACGCTACCTAAACCAACATCTGAAGCTGTAACTGTAACATCAGAAGATAAAGCATGTCCATTAACTTTAGTTGTCTTTTGAACATAACCAGATAAATCGACTTCTGTATCACCGATAATTTCAAATCGTGGATCATTACCAGAAATCCATACATATTCAGTATAGATATTTGCTGAATGTCCACCTGTTTTTGGTACTAAATAAATGATGTTACTTTGACCTGTTGATGGTAATGTTTGCACTATTTGAATTTCAATAGTTTTTAAGTTACCAATTAAAGTATTAACTTCTACTTGAGTGTAAGTTTCAGTCTTTTTGTAATAGTTAGTTAAATTATCAACTGTGTTTGTGATGAATCCAGATAAATCAGGTTTATTTTTAATAAATGCATCACTAGTTGAATCAGTAACGTTCCAGTCTGATTGAACGTTTACTTCTGCACCAGCAGCGATATCTGCTAACTTTTGCTTTTCAGCAGATGTATAATCATTTGAAGATAGGCCTTTACCGCTTACCTTATCAACTTTCTTGGCATCCTCTGCCTTAATCTTAACGACTAACTCCTGTAAGCCAGTCTCATCTAAATATTTTGCCATTTTCTCTCCTCCTATAATTCATCAAACAGTGCCTCGACATAATCATCATCCATGTTAATTAAACCAATATCAGATGGTGTTAGATCAATGTCTGTTTGAAGGGCTTTATTATTAACTTTGGTTGTTTTATCAACCTTTTTGCCGAGTTCTAAGCCTCGCCTTTCTTCCGCTTCTTGACGGGCTATTTCATTAGCTTGTCTTTCAGCTTCATTTTCTTCTAACATATCTATTAAATACTGTGCATCTGAAATAAAATCAGGATACTTTTCTGGTAAGTCATCGCTTGCTAAAATTGAATTTGAAATCAAAACTTTTTTAATAAGTGAACGCCAGATATACCCTGATTCATTTCTAAATACCAATTGAAATGATAAAGTACCATACTTCATAACTCCACTTGATAAGATATATTTAATTTCCCTATTTTCTATAGTTAATCTTGGTGTTGAATACTTAGAACCATCATCCAAAATAAAATCAATGTAAGCCCACTTATCTAATAGTTCTTCGCATCTGATTTTAATCACTAGCTCTTCTGATTCATTTTCTTTATGAACACCAAGTAATCTAGTATTAGCACGTAATTCGTGATTACTAAATAATGTTAAAATCAAACGCATCAACTCCTTTTTGTATTGTGTTTTTATACTATTTATAGTATAATATTTATAGAGACAGAGCACATGCACTGTCGTTTTTTTT